GTGTTGGCCAGGTCGAGGGGGGTGAGCGGCTGCCGGAACGGGATGGGTGCCGTGGAGGTCGGGGGCATCATGTCGGGTCAGCTTCCGATCGCAGGTCGGGTGGTGGGCGGCAGCAGCGGCGGAACCTGGCCGGTGTCGTAGGCCTCGCGGATCTGCGGGATGACCGTGTCGCCGAAGGTGCCGCCGCCGGGCAGCAGGATGTACGGCAGGAATTCCTGCTCGATGGTGGTGAGGCCCTGGTCGACGCCGACGAGTTTCGCTTTGACGAACAGCAGCAGGGCGCGCCAGGTGGCGCGGACGGCGGCCTGCCACTCGTTGAAGATGGCGGTGTCGTCGCGGCCCCGCCCGCTCGGGGTGTACTGGAAGCGATTCTCGGTGATCTTCGGCAGCGGCAGGCGCATCAGGATGTTGAGGGCGTGGACCTGGAACGCGATGGTGGCGTCGCCCTCTTGGGTGCCGGCGATGAACGTGGTGCATCCGTATTTGGTGAGGACCTTTTCGAGCTCGGCCAGCGTCGCGGTCTTGGTGGTCGTGGTGGCGTGCGCGTACTGCTGCTTCGGGGGCATGGCTACCAGTTGCTCCGGTTGGTTCGGCGGCCTGTTCGCTGGCCGCGGTCGGGGTGGGTCCGCTCCTCAGTCGAGGTGGGCTCGGGTCAGTTCGGTGCGGTGGTGGATGCCGAGTTTCTCGTAGACGCGGGTGAGGATGTTGGCCGCGGTGCGGTGGTGGATGCCGAGCTCGGTGGCGGCTTGTCGGACGGTGAGGCCGTCGATGATGAGGGCGGCGACTTGCTTTTCGCGGCCGGTGAGGCGGGGTTTGTACACCTGGTCGACCACGTCTGCGGTGCCTCCTTTCGTGGTGCAGGGTGAGGGGGAGCTGGGCGGAGAGTCCCGGCTCCCCCTCGGGGGTGGTGCTGCCTGGCCCGGCGGGGATTGTTCGGATCACTACCGGACTGCTGTTCGGTTTTCGACTGTACGCGTTAGCCGGTAACGGCGCAACATGCGGAACCTGGGGGTGGTTACCTCAAGCAGGAGATTGACCGTTCCGCTTGACAGTGATCAAGGGCTAGGCCAGCATCTTTACTCAGGTTGGATCTTCAGCTTCCGACCTGGGCGGGCCCTCCCGTAGCGGGGACTTTTGCTTGTGCGCGCAGCGCCACGACGGCGTCTCAACCCTCCATGCAGTGGGCGTTCCCGGTGAGCCTCGCGCACTCGCAATCCCGACCGGCCGACGCCGGTGATCTCGACAGGGGGCAACCATGCGGGCTGTCTACCGCACCGAGATCCCGGTGGACGACCGGGTCCACGACCTGAAGTTGACGGGGCCGATCCTGCACGTGGCCAGCCGCAACTATCACGTCGTCGAGGTGTGGCACCTGCACGACGACGAGCAGCCGGCCACCGTGCTGCCGGTGCGGGTCTACGGCACCGGCCACCAGCTGGGCGACGAGGTTGACGAGTTCCTCGGCACCGCGTTGGCCGCCGGCGGCCACCTGGTGTGGCACCTGTTCAAGGTCGCCGGGTGAGTCTCGGCCAAGCGCCGTGGCAGGGATCAACCCGCCGGCAGGATCTGCCGGCGAACTGGCCCCAGCTGCGCGCTGAGGCCGGCCGGCGCAACCCGAACCACATCTGCCACCGCTGCGGGCGCCCGGGCGGTGAGGCGCTCGACCACATCGACGGGAACCGGTTCAACAACGACCAGGACAACCTCGACTGGATCCACGACTGGCGCAGCGTGCGCGCCGGGGTCTCGCCGGTGAACTGCCACGGGCAGAAGACCGCCGAGGATCGGCCCACGATGCACCGCGTTGAGCGGCACCCCGCCCTGTAGTCGGCGGCCACCACCCACCCTGAACGGACCACCCATGACCCGAGAGCAACGCTCCTTCGGCAGCTTCGGCGCGCCGACCGCGGAGCCGAACACCAAGGACGACGAGGTGCAGATGCCGACGCCGGTGTTGCACGTCGGTGAGGTCCACGCCGACCTGGTTCTCAACATCACCGAGCAGACACTGTCGCTGCTCGGCTCGCAGATCGCGTCGATGATCGCGCAGGCGACGAAGGCCGGGTTCGAGCACGGCCTGAGCGCGGCGCTCGGCGAAGCCGACCACGTGCCGATCGGGAATCCGGACCCGCCGGTCGTGGACCTGCGCTGACTCTCTGCTTCACCTGTTCACCTGCGCGTCGTCCCGACAGGGGGCGGCGCGTTATCCGTTTCCCGGCATGGGAGTTGACCGTCATGGCCCGACCTGGACCTGCCCAGTTGAACCGTCGGCTCGGCCATTCCGCGAACGCGGACTGGACTGAGGTCGCGAACCGCCCGTACGAGGGGCCGTCGCCGGATTTGCCGCGGCTGCCGTCCCGGGCGAAGTACCACCCGCTGGTGACGGCGTGGTGGGAGATGGTGCGGGTGATGCCGCACTGCGCGAGCTGGACGCCCACGGACTGGCAGTACGCGGTGGAGACGGCCCTGCTGAAGCACTACTTCTGGACGGACGCGGCGGCCGGCGAGGTGAAGACGACCGCGGCGACGGAGATCCGGCGGCGTGAGGACAACATCGGCACGACGGAGGAGGCGCGGCGCAAGCTGCGGATCCGGTACGTGGATGTCCCCGACGACGAGCTGGAGGACGACGAGCCCGGCGAGGCGGTGCAGCCCCAGGTGGTGCACCAGCGGCGTGCGGGTGGTGCCCGGCCGGTGACGTCGCTCGCTTCGCGGCGGGCGCGGGCGTTGGCCGAGCAGCAGGACCAGGCTGGTACGGCCTGAGCGGCAGGCGACGATGCCCCGCGATCTGCTGCGCGCGCCTGGGCATGACAGGTCGAAGAGCTTGGGTTGGTTGGCTATTGCGTGGATGGAATTTTTCTGCGTCCATGGGCCAGGCCAGGTCATTGGCATGCCTGTCGAGCACGGCGACGAATACACGTGCTTTGTGGTCGACTGCTATGCAGTCGGCGAGCACCCCAGCAACAATCACATGTTGTACGATTCGGCGTTTTTCAGTAGGCCGAAAGGGTGCGACAAGTCAGGCCTAGGTGCCCGGCTTGGTTTGTTCGAGGCTTTGGGCCCTTGCCGTTTTAGCGGCTGGGCAAAAGGCGGTGAGGTGTTCGAGGACCCTTGGGGTCTCGGATTCCGCTATGTCTATGCGCCGGGTGAGCCGATGGGCCGGGCGCTGAGGGCGCCGGTGATCCAGTGCATGGCCACTGAGGTTGGGCAGGTCGGGAACGTTTTTGAGACGATCTGGTACAACCTCGGCGGCGCCGACAACTACGAGGACGACGAGCTTCCTCCGCTGTGCGGGGTGCCGGGTATCTCGATGAACCAGGAAAAGGTCCTTCTTCCTCATGGCGGCGAGATTCGGGTAGCTACCGCGTCGGCTTCCGCCAAAGACGGGAAGCGCGAAACCTTTGCCCCGCCCCCCGTTGCTTACGGTAATTCCGTGTGACGGGGGGCGGGGCAAAGAGCCTCTCGTGGTGTTCGACGAAACCCACTTGTATTTCACAAAAGAGCTGCAAACCATGTACCGGACCGTCACTCGTAACCTTCGGAAAAGGAAAAAGGTCGACGGTACCTGGTATTTGGAAACGACGACTATGTTCGCGCCGAACCAGGATTCGATGGCGCAGAAAACGTACGAGCAGGCGGAGATGCTGAAGGAGGGCCGGCTGAAGGTCGGCCGCTGGCGTCTCCTGTATGACCACCGCTGGGGAGAGTGCAGGAACCCGGCCAACGAGCCGGAGCTGCGGGCCGCGCTGACCGAGGCGTACGGCGACGCGCTCGCGTGGATGGACCTCGACAGCCTGGTCGACGACTTCTACGACCTGCGCAACGAGGTCGCCGACAGCCGCCGCTACTTCCTGAACGCGCGCACATCCAGCTCGGACGCGTGGATCAAGGAGTACGAGTGGGCGGCGTGTAAGCGGCCCGCGAGCCGGCCGTTGCAGCCGGGCGATTTCGTGGCGCTGGGCTTCGACGGCTCCCGCCGCGGCGACGCGAGCGCGCTGGTCGCGGTGCGGATCTACCGGGGTGACAAGCCCGACGGTGATCCGGACATGCACATCGAGCTGCTGGGCTGCTGGGAGAAGCCGGACGACGCTGGCGATGACTGGCAGGTCGACCGGGAGGCCGTGGACGCCGCCGTCTACAACGCCATGAAAACGTACAAAGTGGCAGGTATGTATGCCGACCCGGCCGGGTGGCAGGACTACCTCGACCGTTGGGCGAACCAGTGGGGCGAGCAGATGCTGGTGCGGGCCAGCGCGAAGGCGCCGATGGAGTTCTGGACGAACCGGGACCGGCCGATGGTGGCCGCGCTGGAACGGTTCCGCGACGCGATCCTCGACCAGGTCGTCGGGTACACGCCGGCGGAGGACCGGGCACCCGGCTCGGACGAGGCCCGGCGGGCTCTGACGTTGAAGCGGCACGTTTTGAACGCCAAGGCCAAGGTGCGGGGCCGGGTGGGCATCGTCATCGAGAAGGAGCACCACAAAAGCAAGAAGAAGATCGACGCGGCGATGGCGGCCACCCTCGCGGTGGAGTGCGCGTTCGACGCGCTCGCGCAGGGTGTGAAGCCGAAGCGGGACGAGCGGTATGTGCCGAAGCGGCTGCGGTGACCGCGGTGACTTGGACGAGGCTCATCCCCGATCAGCCCGGGATGGTCGCCGCGGTTCTCCACCTGGCTGCCTGACCGCAGCCGCCCTGGCCCGCCCAGGATAACGGGTACGCCGCTCAGAGCTGGGGTGCTCGGCGCACGGATACCGCTCGTCGAACTGCTCTTGATCCTCGGCGAGCCGGCCCGCGGTGACATCCATCAGCATGCGCAGCGCGTTGACGATCCGTCCGCCGAAGTCGCAGTCGGCGGCTATCTCGGCCGCCTGGGCGCGGGGCCGGGCCACCGAGTGGACCCGGTCTTCGACGTCGACCATCATCGCGGTGCGCAACTCGACCGCGTCGGGCATCTGCGCGAACCGCACGCGCCGGCGATGAGCTTCGGTGGCGCGGTCCCCGACGAGCATGTGGGCCTCGGAACACGCGATGTAGCCGAGGACGCCGGGCATGCGAACCAGTTCGCGGAACGCTTCCAGACTCTCGGCGGTGACGGGCTCGGTTGCCTCGATCAGGGTGCTGTCGGCGTACGCGGTGTTGAAGGCGAACCGGTACAAGGCAGCCGGGGGATACAGTCCCTGCTCGGCCTCGACGGCGGCGAACAAGCGGGACGGCAGCATCGGCTGGGCGCTGTACCGGGAGTTCCGGACCGGCGGGCCCATCCTCTGCATCGTCCGCTCGATGGCGCCGCCGGTGACGACGTCGTGGTGGTCGTACACCACGTAGACGTGCATGTTGGCGTGCGGATGCCAGCCCTGCTGATCGTGGTGGGCTTCGACGCGGCGCAGCAGCCGGACGGCGTGGCTGAGCTCGATGGTGCCGTTGAAAACTGTCGGGGTCACGGCCGGTAATTCTACGGTGACCGGTGTCCGTTCCGGTTCAGGCCCGGCCGCCCATAGCCAAGGTAGGCGACCGGGCCCGGTGAGCGGACCTTCACGCCCGGCACGCTATCGGCCGGCGGCGGCTGGTGTCGATCACCCGTCTGGCTGGCATGCCTCGCACCACACGTCCCCGCACATCGCCGGCAGTCCGCACCGTTCGCACGGGACCAGCGGCTGGCCGCAGCGGACGCACACGTACTGGCCGGCTTCGACCGGTTTCCGCTCGCGCCGGCCGGCGCCGAGCATCGCCAGCGGATCGCGTCCCAGCGGGTTGATGAACCAGTCCCCCATGTGATCAACGGTCTCAGAGAATGGGGGTGCCGCGGTGGCGATCGACGTCGAGACCCCCGGATCCCCCGGCTGGTGGCTGCGCCGGCTGTTCTGGATGCTCGGCAACACCAAACGCCAGCAGCGGCTCGCGAAGCTGCGCTCGTACCGGCTCGGTGACCCCCCCGCCCCGAACGGGGCCGAGGCGGCCCGGGAGGCGTACGACGCGTTCGTGAAGAAGGCCCGACTGAACCTGGCCGAGCTGGTCAACTCGGCGCTCGCCGACCGGATCCAGCCGGTCGGGTTCCGTACGGGCCGCGACGACGACGAGACCGGGGACGAGACCGCCGGGGAGATGTGGCGGCGGGCCGGCATGGACCTGGTGTCCGCGAACGTGCACGACATGGTGTTCACGTACGGGGAGGCGTACGCGATCGTCGGCCCGGAGAGTCTGCTGACCGGCTCGCCGATCGTCACCGCCGAAGACCCGCGGTACATCGTCGGTGACCCGGACCCGGCCGAGCCGGGTTTCCTGCGCGCCGCCCTGAAGGTGATCTACGACGACACCACCGATGAGGACCGGGCGTACCTGTACCTGCCCGGGCAGATCCTGGTCGCGCGGAACACGAAGACGCAGCGGGCGGCGAACTCGATCCAGCTGGGCATGTCGCGGGCGCCGATGCTGCACCTCGACCCGCGCACGTGGGAGTGGGACGCGGAACGGTCGGGTGTGGTGCAGCACGGCCGGATGCCCGTAGTCCGGTTCACGAACAAGGACGAGATGGGCGAGGTCGAGCCGCACATCGACACCCTCGACCGGATCAACCACCAGATTTTGCAGTCGATGGTCATCGCGACGATGCAGGCGTTCCGAGTCCGGGCGATCAAGAACCTGCCGCAGCGTGACCCGGAGACCGGTAAGGACGTCGACTACTCGGATCTGCTGTCGCTGGATCCGGGGTCGGTGTGGCAGCTGCCCGCCGACGTCGACCTGTGG